GCTATATATATATAATAGTATAAGGTCAAGCATGATCTTCGCTGCATCTGAATATAAAATATACAACAACATAACAGACGATATACACATGTCTAAAGAATTTGATATTAAAAAATATAATACTGGTCAGATGATGGGCCCCCACGCAGACCAAAACGATGGGGACTCTAATTTAAACTACTCCATAGTTGCTTATCTAAACGATGACTATGAAGGGGGAGAGATATCTTTCCCTAATCATAACGTAATGCTAAAACCAAACGCAGGCAGCCTTATAATATTCCCATCCTCAGATCCATATCTACATGAATCAAAAGAGATAACGTCTGGAATAAAGTATATGTCCCCAGGATTTTGGACTAAGCAAAAAACAGACTAGGTGATACAATAGTTATATGCTATATAAAAACATTGTATTAAAAGACAATCCAATTGGCTTTTGGCCTCTTGATGAATCTTCTGGTGCAACTGCCTATGATTATTCTGGATCGCAAAACCATGCTTCCTATAACTTTACCCCAGATAATAAATTTTTACCCCTTGTTCCTGGCGGGATTCTTGGAACAAAAATAAGCGGAACAAACAAAATAACTTTTTTAAATTTAAAAAGTCCATACGGTAATTACATCCAAGGCGCACTTGCCGATAAATATAGTTCTGATGTTTCATTTACAATAGAATGCTGGGTTCAATTTAATGAAGTTACTTCTGCAACAATATTTGCAGACCAATCAAATGATATAGGATTTTATTGGGCAAACAACGCTATAGTATTTTCAATAGGAACAGATAAAAAAATATATCATCTCGTTAAAGATAAATACAAGTCTATGCATGTTGTGGGAACCTACTCAAACAACCTAATGAGCTTGTATCTAGATGGAGATCTGATAGAAACAATCGATGTAACAGATTTTCTTTTTACAAATTCTACATTTGCTCCACAAATAGGAACAGTCTCTGGCAGCGCATCTTCATATATGATAGTAGATGCTCCAGCTATTTATAGATATCAGCTATCAAACTATTCAGTATTAACTCACTATCAAATGGCAGCATTGCCAAATTATGTTTCTATTGCAGATCCAGAAAATGGAAGAGCTTTTTCAAATACAGACGGTACATCTTTATTAAGCTTAGTATACCAATACGGATTTAATAGAGACATGCAGCTCTTACAAAATGACGATCTATATTACAACACATTAACAAAAACAATTTCTCTTTTTAAAACAGAAGAAGCAGTGTCTAAAACAACAGAAGTTATAGACGTAATATCAATACCCATGATGCTAGACTTTGTTTCATCAAAAATTGAATGGTCTTCTGACAACGGGGTATCCATCTATACTAGCTCAACTGGTGAATCTAACTCATACGTACAATGCGAAAATGGATTTCCTATACCACAATATCAGTATAACTCTTTGGCTGATTCTGGAATAATATATCTAAAGGTTGTTTATTCAACGACAGACTTATCTAAATACACTCCTTCTTTAGAAAATTTATCAATAACACTGTACTCAGAACTTAGCGTTACGGCATCTAATTCACCAGCCACGCTATCTTCATCTTCTAATATTTCAATAGGATCTAAGTCCACCCCAGCTATAAAAAGAAATAGGGCATCTGGAATTCGAACTGGTGGGTCAGGATCATTTACTGTGTCAGACACAGAAGAAACAAAAACAGTTGAAATGGTGTACACACCTGAAAATATAAACGCTTCCTCTTTATTATCTAGAGGGTCCAGCCATATATCCTGGAATCAGGCGGGAGTCATATCAAAGTCTGGTTTTGATAGCCTATATATCAATGGGTCGCTAGTTTCATGGTCAAGTAATATATGGACGTATTTGACAAAAAATCAGCCTTCTCACATTGTTGCGGTATTTACGGCTGGCGGGACAGAGGACATTGTGTTTAATAATCAAGGAATAGCTTCTAAATATGAAGGCATTTCTTTGTATCCATCATCTGTAACAATAAGCCCATCTGTTCATTATGCAATGCATATTGGCTCATATTATGAAAACATATCAAATGAGTCAATGACCATGACAGAAATTGGCACCCCTATATATAATTATGACTTTGTTGTGGTCAAAACCGTATAATCTTGTCAAAGCCTTGGACAAAACCTAGACTTTAATATCAAATAATGGTACAATTAAGGTCTATGAATATCTTAAACCAAAAATCACAGATTCTAGAAGAAACCACACTTGGCATATACGTGTGGGAAATGCCCGATGGCAGATGGATTGGAGACGATGATGGCAACTTCCTATCAGTCACATCCAAAAAAGGAAACAGATCTAAAATGGACGCTTTGGCTAGAGAGGTTCGCTCATACGGTATTTATGAGGGCCAACCTAAATTCCTTTCTGGCAGAAGAAAAATCGATGACGAAGAATTTGAATATCAAAACGAAAGACTAAAGTGGGGCCTAACACCAGACCCTATGGATATTGGTGTTTATAAAGACTCAATGTTAAGAAATGGTAAGGTCAAATGAAAAGGCTAGAATCTATAGAAGACGAAATTGATACAGTATCCACAATTGATATATCAAATACGTCCGACTGGTTTCATTTTCAAAAGCTAGATGGGCCTCAAGATGATCCATTTAAAATTGGCTTAGAAGAAATTAAAAAGTTAAGAGGCCTTGGAACAAACTTTAAACGTAAAATTAATCGTGACTTTTCAAAAGCATTTGTTGGAACAAGCGGAGTTTCAACACAGCAGAATTTATTACAGCAGGCAATTAGCGGGTATGCATTATTTGATCTAGTAGAGCCCACTTATAACCTAGAATACCTTTCAAAAATTTATGAAGTTTCAACGTATAACTACGCAGCAATTAATGCAAAGGTTTCAAATATTGTTGGGCTTGGATACATGTTTACAGAGACATCTAAAGCTAAAGATGCAATGGATGCAATTACAGATGATAAGCAATTAGATAGAGCCCGTGCAAAAATTGATAGAATTAAAACACAGCTAGACAAATGGCTTGATGATTGTAATGAAGAGGAGTCTTTTACAGAGACCCTCATAAAGGCCTACACAGACCTTGAGGCGACAGGAAATGGTTATATAGAGGTAGGACGTACAGTCACTGGAGACATAGGCTATATCGGCCACATACCAGCTAAGACAATGCGTGTGCGTAGATTCCGTGATGGGTTTATTCAGTTGCTCTACGGCAAGGCAGTTTTCTTTCGCAACTTTGGAGACCTAGAAACACCTAGCCCAATTGCTGGTCAAGAAGATCGACCAAACGAAATTATACATTTAAAGAAGTACACTCCAATGAATAACTATTACGGAGTTCCAGATATTATTGCTGCACAACAAGCGCTGGCAGGAAATGAATTTGCAGGAAGATATAACCTAGACTACTTTGAAAATAAGGCGGTCCCAAGATATATTATTACAGTAAAAGGAGCAAAGCTTTCTCCAGAGTCAGAAAGAAAGCTACTAGAGTTTTTCCAAGTTGGACTAAAGGGAAAGAACCATAGATCGCTATATATCCCACTACCAGCAGATACCCCAGATTCAAAAACCGAATTTAAGATGGAACCAATTGAAGCAGGCGAACAAGAGTCTTCATTTAATATCTATCGTAAATCTAATAGAGATGAAATCTTGCTGGCTCACCGTGTCCCAATTAGCAAGATAGGCATCCCAGAAGGAATTAACTTAGCAGCAGCCAGAGATGCAGATAAAACATTTAAAGAGCAGGTATGTCGCCCATCACAAGATAGGCTTGAAAAGAAGCTAAACTATTTAATTGCAGAAAAGACAGATGTCGTACAATTAAAGTTTAATGAACTTAGCCTTACTGACGAAGAGACACAAAGCCGCATTGACGAAATTTATTTAAGAATGCAGGTAATTACCCCTAACGAAGTTCGCATTAGAAAGAACATGACAACCGTAGACGGTGGAGACGAAATGGTAGATTTAAAGCCACAGCAAGTGGCTGATCAAAATGCCAAGTCTACTGGCAACAGATTGCGAGACCAGCAAAGGTCCGCAAATGCCCCAGATAAAAGCGGAGAGGCCAGAAACCCAAAAGGTGATGGTCCAAAAGTCAAATAAGTTTAATCGACTGCTATTTGCGTTAGAGTAGATAAACCTATAAAATTAAGCATATGAACATTGAAAAAGGCCTATGGTCAAGTAATGGCGACAACTTGCACTTGTCAGTACCATTTACTAAAGTCAACCGTGAAAACAGAACAGTCTCTGGTTTTGCAACATTAGATAATGTTGATCAGACAGGTGATGTAGTTACTGCTGAAGCAAGCATGAAAGCATTTGAAAGCTTTAGAGGAAACCTTCGTGAGATGCATCAACCAATGGCTGTTGGTAAAGTAGTATCATTCAAGCCAGAAACATACTACGACCAAACAACAAAAGAATTTTACAATGGAGTTTATGTAACTTCATATATTTCAAAGGGTGCACAAGACACTTGGGAAAAAGTTCTTGATGGTACTCTTTCTGGTTTTTCAATCGGCGGAAAAATAACAGAGTCTGACAATGAAGTTAATAAGGCGGACGGAACACAGGTTAGATTTATCAAGGCTTACGATCTAGTAGAGCTATCAATTGTAGATTCACCAGCAAACCAACTTTGCAATATTCTTTCAATTGAGAAGATGAATGGCCAACTTGTATTCAAGGGTATGGCAGCAGATGTTGTTACAGAAAATATTTTTTATTGTGAAGAAAGCGATTCTGTTTTTATGTCAACAGAAAAAACTTTTGATTCACCAATCACAGGTAAGCCAGCAAAAATTATTGGCTGGGTAGAAAGTTCAGATATGAATAAGTCAAAAGAAATAGATAAGATTCTTGCTTCATTTAAGAAGACAAGATTAGCGTTGCCTGAAACACAAACAATTGCAAAACAGGCAAACGTAGAAGGAGGTAATGAGATGTCAGACGTACAAAATGATGTAGTTGTAGAAGCCGTAGAAGCAGAAACAATTATTGAAAAGTCTGTCGACGTTGTAGAAGAAGTAGCAGCAGTTGAGGCTATTGCAGAAACAACCGAAGACACAACTCCTGCCGACTCCGTTGAAGAAACAGTTGAAAAAACAGCTGATCCTGACTTTGCAAAAATGTTAGGCGATCTTAAGGGATTTTTCTCGGAGACACTCGCAAAGGCTACAGACGCAAATGCGGCTCAAGTTTCAGAAATTAAAGAAACAGTTGAGTCATTCAGCAAGAGCGTAAATGGTCAAATTGCAGAGTTGGCAGAAAAGCATAATGCATTAAGCACAGCAGTGCTAGAAATCAAAGGCACCATTGATGGTGTTCAAAAGCGTGTAGATGCCGTCGAAGGCGACACAGCTATTAAGAAGTCTTCTGATCTTGGCCGTTCAGAGGTTGTAACAAAAAAATCAACATGGAACGGTTCTTTCCTCGGTTCCGTAAATGAAATCTTTTCAAACTAAAGGGTAGGTGAAATAAAAATGAGTAATGAACTATTAGAAAAAGCAGTAGCAGCAGGTACAAATGTAACTGGTAGCTATGCATCCGCAACTGGTGGAACTGGAGTACACACAGCGTCTGAAAATGGCAATGGTGGACTTCTAAACCCAGAACAATCAGCGCGATTTCTAGACTATATGTTCGACGCTACCGTAATTGGTAAGGTTGCACGTACTGTCCGAATGAAAGCAGATACAACAGAGATTGACCGTATGTCTATCGGTGAGAAGCTTGTAAAGCTTGCAACTGAAGCAGACAACACAGGAGTTAACTCACCTGTAACATTCTCAAAAATTTCTTTGACAACAAAGAAGCTTCGCATGGACTGGGAACTTTCAACAGAGTCTCTTGAAGACAATATTGAAGGCGCAGACGTCGAAGATCATATTGCCAGAATGATGGCAACACAAGCAGGTAACGATATTGAAGATTTGATCCTAAACGGAGATACTTCACTAACTGGAGATGCTCTTTACAAGTCATTTGATGGCGCAGTAAAGAAGGCAAAGACTTCAGGTCGCGTAGTAGATGCAGCTGGAGCAGCCGTTTCACGTGCTGTATTCAACTCTGCACTTAAGGCACTTCCACGTAAGTACAAGCAGCGTCGTACAGACCTTCGCTTCCTTGCAGGATCAAACTTGATCCAGGATTACCTATACTCAACATCTAATTCAACAAACTTTGCAAACCCACAGGATATTGCTTCAGGCATCATCCGTGGTGATGTTCCAGTTGTTGGAGGTCCAGCAGGATATGTAGCTCCATACGCATTTGGTATTCCAATCGTTGAAGTTCCACTTCTTAATGAGACACAGGCTGGTACATACGCTAGCCCATCAGGTTCACACGGAGATATCCACTTGACATTCCCAAATAACGTTGTTATTGGTATCAAGCGTGATGTTACTGTTTACCGCTTCTTCTGGCCACGTAAGGACTCAGTCGAGTACACAATGTATACTCGTGTTGGCGTCCAGATCGAGCAAGCAGATGCTTGGGTAGTCGTAAAGAACGTTAAGGTTGCTTCTTAATTAATTAAGAATTAAACTACCGAAAGGCCCCCAATTAATTTTGGGGGCTTTTCATTTTAATTTAACAATGCTATAATTAAAGGACCTAGAAAAAGGAGAATATAAGTATGTCGTTTGACACATTAAAGGTAGCCGAATTAAAAGTAATTGCAGAAGATTTTGCGGTTGACACAGAAGGCTTAAAGAACAAAAAAGACATTATTGCAGCCCTATCCGAAGAAGGAGTTTCTTGGTCAGTCTATCAAAAGACAAAGCAGGAAATTGAAGATAATCTAGAAGAGATTGAAATAATTCCTAGACTAGATCCAAAAAAGGTAGACGCAGACTCTATTTTGGTAAGAATGACAAGAGAGAATTACCGATACGATATTCATGGTCATACATTTACAAAAGAACATCCGTTCGTTGCAATGCCAGAAGAAGACGCTCAAAAAATTTTTGATACAGAGGAGGGTTTTCGTTTAGCGACACCAAAGGAAGTCCAAGACTTTTATCACTAAACGTTAACATAAGTTAATGGCAGAAATATATAAATCTCAAACATCACCAGTAAAGACTAAGATATATTGGGGTGGAGAAATAACAGACGCAGATGGCGCAGTCACTGCAGCTGTAAGCGAGGTGCATGGCAATAATAGCTTTACATTGCTTGCAACCTATACTGCCACAAAACTAGAATCAGACATAGGTACGTATCAAATAACGATACCTTATACCATGACGTCAGTCCCTAAAAAGCTTACAATAAGATGGACATATA